CCATGGTCCATCGCCTCGGGCGGTGAAACCGGTGGAGCGTCCCCGCCAAAAATCGTATATGCAGCAGGAACAACACAATCTAAGACACTAGGCGTCACACCAGGTAACCAAAAAAGCATATTAGGTACAACAAGAGATAAAACAGCTAAAGTAGGGGGCAGGGTTTAGGCACAGCCTTCCCCTCGGCCTCCTTTTTAAAAATTGGAATTTAAAAACACACAATACTACTTATTATAGAGTAATCCTAGGAGTCTTCATATGTCTACAATGTTAGAACAAGCTATCGTCGATGCAGAGGCGTTAAAAGAAGCCGCAGTCAAGAATGCGGAAACATTAGTTTTAGAAAAATACTCGGATCAGATTAAAGATGCGGTCGAGACCTTGCTTGAGCAAGACGAGTTCACCGAGGGCCCAATGGCCGAGACTGAAGCAGCCGGCCTGGAAGAAGAGGCTCTGCCGATGCCAGAGGAAATGGCCTCCGCGCTGAGTGAAGAAGAGCCAATGGAGGAACAATCTACGGTTATGGAACACATTCCCCTGGCAGTTAATTACGAAGTGGATGAGAAAATAGAAATTCCTTTAGACAAGCTGTTCGAAGAGATTACGAAATTAAACGAGACAATTCGCTTTGACGGTGATTTTATAGACGATCCACAGCTTCATGAGCATAACTTAACTGAAGTTGATGAATCTGCGCTTGAAGAGATGCTTGCCGATGACCTTGACGAAGATCTCGAAGAAGGCGCGCCTCCCCCGGAGCCAACTGATCCGGACGCGGAGCCCGTCGAGGAAGAAGAAATTAGCGAAGACGCGCTTGAAGAAATTGCCGAAGCGCTTGAGGTTGACCTCCCCGGAAATAACCCAACCGGCTGGCTGCGCACACCGCTAGCGGAAATCGAACTAGCAGAAGAAGAGATGCTGGCTCTGGAACAAGATTCAGAAATAAGAGAAAAAATGTCAGCTATGAGAAAAGCAGCGCGGCAATTAGAATCCGTCAACGAATCGGTAACTAACGAAAATGATAAGTTACAAGATTCTTTGACACAAGCAAAAGCGCATATGATTAAACTAAGAGACACAGTTTTAGTTTTGGATAAGAAGCTACAAGAATCTAGCTTAAACAATGCAAAACTATTATACCAAAATAAGGCACTTAATAGCAACTCCATGAATGAGCGACAAAAGCATAAGCTTGTCGAGTCTATTATGAATGCCGAAAGTATTGAAGAAGCCAAAGTAATTTTTGAAACACTCAATAACACAGTGGGCAGCACCTCTCGCAAATCGCAGCCAAATTCACTGAGTGAGGCAGTTCAAAAGACTTCTTCGATGATTTTGTCAAGTAGAAAAAATAACTCTACCGGGCGAAAAGCTGATCCAACGTACAATCGTTGGAAATTCCTTGCGGGAATAGACAATCAATAATCAAAATATAAGGAGGATTTAAAAAATGTCTGTTTTACAAAAACTTACTGAAGGTATCAGAAGTCGATCCCTCCAGAGAGAAGGTGCTGCCCTGCTTGATAAGTGGGAAGCTACTGGACTTCTTGAGGGGATCACTGATGATTCCAAGAAAAATGGCATGGCTCGCCTTTTGGAGAACCAAGCCTCGCAGCTTCTTAAGGAAGCTTCGTCCATGGCAGGTGGCGATGTCGAAGGTTTCGCTAGTGTTGCTTTCCCCATTGTCCGTCGTGTTTTCGGTGGACTGTTAGCCAATGACCTCGTGTCTGTCCAGCCGATGAGTTTGCCCTCGGGCCTCATCTTCTTCCTGGACTTCACCTACGAGAGCAGCCGTCTGGGTACCGACGCAGGCAAGTCGCTTTACGGCGGTGGTGTGGTTGCGGCGCAGATCACCGGTGGTGTCACGGATATCACCGAAGAAGGCGGCGGCTTCTACAATCTTTCGAATGCATATGGCCACGCTACCGGCAGTGCTAGTTGTGTTGAAGTTTCTGACGGCGCCGACCCGGCGACACTGGATGCGGACACCATGGAAATTAGCTGTCTCGCCACAAGCGCGAACACTATTCTTGGCTCTACTGGAGCCGGAGTGGCTATTTCGGCCTTGTCGAATGCTCAGAAGAAGGTTCTCCGCTGGGATCCGGATCTCTTGAATGCCACTAGTACGTATAGAGTATATGAGATTCATGCCAAGATTCAGGAAACTGCTATGGGTAATCTCAACAAGAATATGCTTGGCGCCATATCTGTTACTGAAGAGGATGGAACAACTGACTCTTTTGATACTGGCGATTTGACCACGACTCGAAATGGTATTGTTGGACCTAGACTTATCCGTCGTTTAACGCACCTTGGCTATTACGACTCGAACGGTACTTTGGTCACTGATTCAGAGAATGAGCATGTTACTTTCTATGTTCTCGGTGTTTCTGGCAACGCGAGCTTCGGTGGAACCTGGGACCAACACATCGTGCACTTCCCGCTGTCGGATGCCTTCACGGCCGGCGATGGTGTAGGGGCCGTTACGGCTACTACTCCGTGGCCTCTTGAAGAGCCTCGCCCGGGCACTGGTAATTCCGGCGATGATACCGACAAACAAACCATTGCTGAGATCGACATCAAGGTCGACAGTATTGCTGTGACGGCTCAGACCAAGAAGCTGAAGGCGAAGTGGTCGCCCGAGCTTGGTCAGGACCTGAATGCGTATCACAACCTTGATGCTGAAGTTGAGCTTACTCAGATCCTTTCGGAGCAGATTGCTCTTGAAATCGATCGTGAGATTCTTAACGACCTCGTTAAGGGTGCTACTGCCGGTACGTACTACTGGTCTCGCGCGCCTGGACTCTTTGTCAATAGAACCACCGGCGCAGAGCTTGGTGCTGCCTCGGCCGCACCGGACTTCACCGGTACGGTTAGTGAATGGTATGAGACTCTTGTCGAGACCATTAACGACGTGTCGGCTCAGATCCACAGAAAGACTCTCCGCGGCGGAGCTAACTTCCTGGTGACCTCACCTGAAGTTGCGAACATCCTTGAGTTTACTGCTGGTTTCCGTGCTAGTGTTACTGCTGATGCCGACAAGGGCAGCGTTGGTGCTGTCAACGTCGGTAGCATGAGCAAGAAGTGGGACGTTTGGGTTGATCCATACTTCCCGCGTAACCTCGTGCTCATCGGCCGTAAGGGTGGTAGTTTCTTGGAGAGCGGCTATGTGTACGCTCCGTATGTGCCACTGCAGGTCACGCCTACCATCTTTGGTACGGAAGACTTCGTGCCGCGTAAGGGTGTTATGACTCGTTACGCCAAGAAGATGGTCCGTCCTGATATGTACGGTCTTGTCGTGGTCCGCGGCTTGCTTGGTGAGGAAGGCCTTAGCTAATAGCTAATCCAACTTACTGGGTAATTTAACTAACCCCGCCTAGGTTTTGCTTAGGCGGGGTTTTTTATTTGGAATTAATATGTTTGAAGTTCTACTTATAATACAACTTGAAATTACTCTCCTGGGTCGAGGCCACTGACCCTCGAAGATTCATAACCGAACGTGGCTGGTTATGTTTCGTGATTAAGGGCAAGTTATCGATAACAAAAATATAGGAGATTTAAAAAAATGGGAAATAGAAGAATGGGAGCACGGCGAATGAACGCCCTGCAATCAAATAAATTAGCACAGGATAATGGTAATGAGACAGCAGCCGCTATGAAGGATGCTGTTGTATCCAACACAGTGACTCAAAGAGGTACAGAGGTTGTAACGGAAATTTGCGTTGACCTAGGCACTTCAAAGGCATCTGTTGCAAGTTCACAAAATCAAGCTGACGAGGGTGACGTCAATTATCAACAAATTATTGGCATTTCCGGCTCTGGCCCGGGCTCACACGGAGCGTCTTACCTGACGCGATTAACTCCAGCAGTTAATGGCTACATTACTGCAGCGGAGATGATCTGTACAGAGCTTCCGGTCGGCGGTGAACTCGATATTGACCTCTGGACGAGTGATATCGCCACCGGATCATATAGTGGCTCTGCCCTCGGTATGACCAACGGCGCTTCACTTATTGCCCCAACCCAAGACTGGAGCCTCGGCGCCATCGACCACTCCACCGTTGCGCACGGCACCATCCAAGATACCGGCCTAGACGATAAATATGTGTATCTGGTGAATGGCGCCACGAGCGCCAACTCCACTGCAAATGCATCTAACACGAACCATGCTGCTGTGTACACGTCTGGTAAGTTCGCGATTAGGTTCTATGGCGTTAAAGATTTTGATGACAAGTAGGGGGGTTGAGATATGAGTTATCATAGAATTGCTAGATCTATTCAGGCTCGCAAGAAGGCGCCTGCTCGCAAGAAGATGCAGGTACCGCCTCCGGAGCCGACTCCGCCTGTTGCTAAAAAGGCCACGCCCAAGACTAAGACTAGGTCGACTGCAAAGCCAAAAAAAGCTACTAAGAAAGAAGAATAGAAAAAGAAAGCAAGAAGTAGAAAAACCCCGTCTTGGAATTCCAAGACGGGGTTTTGTTTTATGTATGACAACCTCTGAAGGATAAAACAAAGTCTCCCAACTATTTATATAGTGACAGGAGACTATATGAATGGCAGTACCTACTTTAACACCAAGCTCTCAAACCTCGGCCGTTAGATTATCATCAACCGGTTCGGTGGGAGTTAGCACTAACGCGGCTGGAAATACGGCACATTATCCTTTTGGTATATATGCCACCGCAACAAGTGCCCTATATGATATTAATTTCATCACCGGTGCTGCAGATCAGGTTTCTTATACGTTTAAGAGGCTCGGCGGGGATGTGCTGGATGTAGAGTTGACTGTTGGCAATGTTTACGCTGCTTACGAAGAGGCGGTATTGGAATATTCATATATCGTCAACGTACATCAGTCAAAAAACATACTCCACAGTTCCCTCGGCGCCGCAACTGGAGCATTCGATTCCGATGGTCAACGCACAGATTCCCTAAGTGGAAGTAATGTCGAGGTGAAATATCCCAAGTTTAAATTTGGATATAGTAGAAGAATTATGGATAACACCATAACGGAAGTCGGCCTAGGCGGGACTACACCAATATATTCTGCTTCTTTCGACTTGGTGCAAAACAAACAAGACTATGATTTACAAACAATAGTTTCTAGCTCGGCTACTGACTCCACCTCGCCGTTCTATCATAAAGTTGGGAACAACAGGGTCAACATTAGAAAGGTGCTATACAAAACGCCCCACGCTATGTGGAGATTTTATGGTTATTATGGCGGTATGAATTCAATCGGCAATATGTCGACATATGGTCAGTTCGCAGATGATTCTACTTGGGAGGTTATTCCCCCGTGGCAAAACAAACTTCAGGCCATGGCTTATGAGGATGCAATATATACGAGGAACTCTCATTACTCTTATGAAATTAAAAATAATAATTTGAGGGTTTGGCCTATGCCGACATCGATGTCACCACAGAAGATGTGGATTGAATTTTCGGTTGATGATGACCCATGGAATGAACAGG